CGAGCAGGCAACAGTCACAAGCGTAACGACTCCATCTCTTGTAGACACAGTAGATTACGTAGACGCAGGAACAGTTTCGGGCGTTACGACGCCAAGTGCGGTAGAAGTTGCAGCGTATGTAGATGCTGCAACTGTCGCTACCTCTACCAGTCTGACATACACAGAAGTAGCAGGCTACGTGGATGCGGCGACAGTTGTAGGATCTACAACGCCGACGCTCGTAGATACAACCGATTACGTCGAAGTTGCGACAGTCGCCGGCGTTACGTCCGTCAACATAGTTGAACTACTAGTTCCGCCAGTACCGAATATACAACCACTTCTCATCAGGCTCGCGTTGTATCGCGATATGATTCGGTTGTTGAGCAATACGCATCTCGTTGTCGATCAAGCGACGTTCGTAACCTACGTTGACTCAGCAACGATCAGTAGCACAACGTCAGTAAGCGCAACAGAGACTACTGACTATGCAGAATCGCAAGTCGTCAGTTCTGTAAGCTCTGTTACGACTATCGAGACTGCTGGAGATATCGAGGCAGCGACAGTAGCGGGCAATACGTCACTCTCGATCTCCGAAGTTGCAGGCTTTGTAGATGCACAGACGGTAGCTAGCGTAACGACACCGTCGCTAGTTGACACGACGGATTACGTCGAAGCTGCAACTGTTGCTGGCGTAACGAGCATCATCCTTGTCGAGGGTATAGCAGCACCAGCACCAACTCAGCATCCTTTGATGATGCGGTTGGCTGCGTTCCATGCACTCTTCAGGCTCCCGATAAACAATCAGCTTGCTCCATTACCGTCTGTTGGAGTCAACTACGTTGATGCTGCAACCGTCACGTCTATCACGACGGTGTCCGCAACCGAAACGACAGACTTTGTCGAGAGCGGCACGAACAGCAGCACGACAACTCCGTCGATCACGGAGTTCGCCAACTACGTAGAGTCTGCGACGATAAGCTCGACTACCACAGTCACGGTAGTTGAGACTGCTAATGACGTTGAGGTAGCAATCGTCAGCGGTACGACGACTCCTTCGATTACTGACGTAGCAGCATACATCGATGGAGTCACTGTATCCGGCACGACTACACCGAGTACCTCTGAAGTCGGAGCTGATACAGAAGCCGCGACGATCAGTAGCACAACCTCTGTCAGTTACACCGAGGTTGCTGCTTACGTAGACGGTACAACCGTTGCTAGCGCGACGAGTCTTACATACACTGAAACAACTAGCGATATTGAGGCTGCAACAGTCGCAACGGTAACGACTCCGAGCGTTGTAGATACGACTGACTACGTAGAGGCTGCAACCGTTACGTCGGTCACGTCGATCATCATCTACGAGGTCTTCACTCCGCAACCTCCGCATGTACAACCACTTCTGATGAAGTTGAATCACGGAATCAAGTTCCTGACAAACAACATAATTCTTGCGCCTATTGTTCAGATCCAGCAGTACAGCGAGACTGCAACAGTCACGTCCATTACGACTCCGATCGTAAGCGAGATAGCCAACTACGTCGATGCAGCAACGCTATCGACCAAGACAAGCATCACGTATACAGAAGTACCGAGCAACACCGACGTAGCAACAATTGCGTCGGTAACAGTTGTCTTCATTACAGAGTTCGCGAATTACGTAGACTCATCAACGCTCGCGACTGTAACGAAGCCGAGCATCGTAGAGCAGTTTGGTGCGAACAACCAAGATGCGGCGGTTATTAGTACCAAGACGACAGTCTCGATTGTTGACTACCAGCTAGCAATCACAGGGATCTACGATCTCGAATACCAAGCGTACCGCCATTGGGGTTTGACAGCTACTCGGCATTATGCTATGACGGGCAGCTACGGTGGATACGAAATCGCACAAGCACAACGTCGCTACAGTATCCTCGGAGCTTGGAGGCGTTACCTAACGAGAGTAGGTATGTGATGCCGGGACAGGATCTATTGAGTGAACCGATCCCTAAGGGATCAAAGGAACACATCATCGTCGATATCTCAGATAGGCTCAATAACCTCTCAGATCTGACAGGAGCCGGCGTGCAGTTCGATACACGAGTCAAAGATGCAGCTTCCTACATTCAGCAGAACATCGTTGCTACTGTAATTGGGATGCGTGCATACTGTCTCGTAGATACGACGTTGGCTGGATACGTTGCGGGCAGGTTTGAGATGTTCGTTCATTTCACCAATTCGCCTGAGTCACCAAGACTCGGCCCGATTGAGTTTCTTGTCAATGCGTAACGAATCTCAGATCGATCGAGGCACCCTGTGGGGGTCTATCGGTTACGAACCCCACAGCGCGGAACAGCTAGCATTTCACGATTCAGAAGCTAGATTCAGGACTGCGGTATGTGGCAGACGTTTCGGTAAGTCCACGATGTCGGCGGTTGACCTTATCGAAGCTGCATTCATTCCGGACAGCTACTACTGGATTTGTGGCCCGACATATAGACTAGCAGAGAAAGAGTTCAGAATCGTCTACAGAGCGTTCTGCGACAAGAACAAGCTCAACATCGGATCGAAGATCAAGAAATCGTACAATGCCAAGCAGGGCGACATGAAACTGACATTCCCCTGGAATACGGTAGTCGAATGTGTGTCTGCTACCAACTCTGACTCGCTTCTGGGTGAAGGACTCGATGGTGTCATCATGTCAGAAGCCGCACGTCACTCGATGGAGACTTGGGAACAGTACATCGAGCCGGCGTTGTCGGATAAGCTAGGTTGGGCAACGTTCGTTACGACGCCTAGAGGATACAATTGGATTCAAGGTCTTTGGCGTCTAGGACAGTTGCCTGAGGAAACTAACTATGATTCATGGCGCTATCCGACGTGGATCAATTCACTCAGGTATCCCGGTGGATATGATGAGAATTGTCCTCACATCGAAGGCATTTGCAAATGCAACAGGGAACTAGTCAGGATCCGTAAGCGCACTACTGCGGCCTACTGGAAGCAAGAGTACGCAGCACTCTTTACGACGTTTGCGGGAGCGATCTATGAAGAGTTTGATCCAAAGATTCATGTCAAGCAGATCGACTACAATCCGCTCTGGAAGAACTATATCGTCTTCGACTATGGATTCAATGACCCTCTTGTCGCGCTTGACATCATGGTTGATCCATCCGACAACGTTTACGTATGGCGAGAGTACCAAGTACGGCATCTCACGACCTGGGAACATGCACACGCGATCAGAGATAGGCAACAGCCCGAAAACTATCACTTCGATGCCTTATTTGGTGATCCTCGTGGAGCAGATGAAGCTGCCACTATTGCCCTCATCCTCGGATTTGTGTCGGCTCGGCCTGTTGCATGGTCAACAGGAATCGAAGCTGTCAAGAGATGGCTGAAGATTCAGGACAACGGATTGCCTAAGCTATACATTGATCCTTCCTGCTACCAACTGATTCGTCAGATGCAAGCTCTTCGTCATCTTGAAGGCAAAGACGGCATCAAGAATCCCAGAGAAGGTCAAGTAGATTGGGACGATCACGGACCTGATGCTCTTAGATACTTCTTCTCCGAGTACTTCGTTCTTGGGGCTGGTAGCAGCCTATCGGACATCTATAGTCCCTCGGAACTTGGCACCGAAGCCGAGACTTTCTTCACGAATCACACTAATCTCACTCTTGATGACCGAGTTCCGTATTAGTGGCTAGACCTAGACTACTCAGTCGCGCTCAACCAAAGCCTAAGGTTCAAGGCACGAATAATACACAGCCTGGCGCTGCTCCAAAACCTGCTGCGATAGATGTTGAGGTAGGTTCGTCGCGTGGGTATTTCTATCGAGATCTAGTACCTCAACTAGCTTCGAGGGTTACTCAGATCCGTACCTACGATATGATGAACCGAACTGACGCAACAGTGTCAGTTGGCCTACGTGCAGCTAAGGCTCCAATTCTAGGAGCTGACTTCTATTTCGATGCAGCATCCGACGAACAAATAGATCTAGACATCTCAGAGTTCGTTGAATACAACATCAGATATGCGCTATCAAGTCCGCTACTCGTAACACTAAGTCGAATCCTCAGAAACTTTCAGGATGGAACATCGGTACTTGAAACAGTTTGGACAGAAGATGACTGGCGACCTTCACGAAAGGGTGCGAATTCAAAGCAGTACACGATGGTTTCTAAGTTTGGTTATAGACCTCTAATCACGATTCAAGAGATATCTGTAGATGATCACGGTGGCCCAACTCAAATCATTCAGAATGCGAGTGATGCAAACGGCGAAGTTCAAGAAGTTACCATACCAATCGAAAAAGCCCTCATCTTCCCGATAGGTGATGTCGATGATTACTATGGTCTTTCCCTGTTACGATCTGCATATCCTCACTGGTACTACAAACAGTACCTCTACAAGATCGACGCAATTCAAAAAGAGCGTCATGGTATCGGAGTGCCCAAGGGTACACTTCCGCCTGGTTGGACAGAGGACGACAAGAAGGCACTCAAGCAGTTGGTCGCGAACCTTCGAACCAACGAGAA